TATCTATAAGTCTTACTAATCTAGCTAAAAATCCATGTATAGATAACAACCCATTACTTTCTAAGGGCTCTATAAAACCTGCGGCCAATCCTATGGCACAAACATTTTTAACATATATTCTTTTATGTAAACCTATTCGCATTTTTAATTTTTTAAATTTTAAATCATCTCTTCCTAAATATTTTTTAAACTGTTTTAAAGCATCTTCATCTGAAATGTATTTATTAGAATAAACATATCCAGTTCCCATTCTATTCCATAAAGGAATATTCCAGACCCAACCATTTTGAATGGCTGTGCAGTTAGTATAGGGTTTTAATTCTTTTTCTTTATTCACATAAGGTAAATGAGTAGCCCATGCAGAATTATTAGGAAGGATGTCTTCAAAACTTTCAAAAGGTTCTTTTAAGCACTGTCCTAACAACATAGATTTCCAACCACTACAGTCTATGTATAGATCGGCTTTTAATTTCTTACCTTTTATGTTTAAAGATTTAACACCTTCAGAATTACCAACAACTCCGTCTATATTTTCTACGATAACTTTACCACCTATCTTTTTAAATTGTTTTTTTAGCCAATTAGCAAATAAAGTTGCATCAAAGTGATAGGCTGTATCTTTAGAAAAATCATATGGTTCTAGCCCTTCGTTATTTTCTGTAATAGTATTATTATTAACTAAACCCATTATTGGATAATAACAGTCTGCAAAATCAGTGTATTTAGTTTTAGGGTGTAGTATTCTTTTAAACTCCCAATCATTAAAATCTGCAATAGTATTAGATAAGACAGCCTCGCCGAAAGGATAATGAAAACCCCCATCTCCTTTTTTATAAAAATCTTGAAAACGTATACTTAATTTATAAGAAGCATTACATTCTTTCATGAAGTCGGTGTCTTTAATACCTACTAAAGCAAGCCATTTATTTATGTGGCCTAAAGTGCTTTCCCCCACTCCTACAGTTGGTATATTTTTGCTTTCTATCATTATTATTTCTTTTTTAGGAAAAAGTTTTTTAAGAGTGTACGCTGACATACACCCTGCTGTTCCTCCTCCCACTATTATTATTTTTTTCATTTTTTAAAATAAGCCGGTAGCCCTAACATAGGTCTTCTATCAAATTTGTTTTGTTTAGAAATTTTAGAACCTGTTTTATTATAATGTAAAAAAACTTGTCCACAACTTTCACCTTTAAATTCCTCTCTCCAATGTTCTAACTCACAGCCAGAATAAATTAACATGTCTCCTGGGTTTAAATTTACTTCAATACCGGCTTGACCAGTTTGACCTGTTGGATCCAGATATATAGGCCACGGGTCTCCTCCTAAATTCAAGGTAGTAGAGATTTCGCATGAATACCTATCTTTATGTCTAGCAAGTAAATCACCTTTTTTATAAATCCTTGCATAGGAATAAGTTTCACTTAATTTTAATTTAGTGTGTTTTTCCATTATAGGTTTTACTTCTTGTAATAAAGTTTCCATAGCAATATCACTGTAATGAGAATAAGTGTTTGGTACTTGTTCATCATGCCATATACCCCAATATTCTGTAAACGGTGATATAAATCTTGATTCAAATAATACTTTTGCAACGCTTCTTTTATTTAAAAAATATTTATAAACAAAATCTGCTAGTTCAGAAGAGATAACTTTTTTTAATACTGTATATTTATTTTTTTTAAAGTTCATTTTTAAACCAAGATGCTACTGTATATCTATCATTGTTTTTTACTGAAGATACTCCATGTTTGTAATAATTTCCATCAAAAAAAATTACTCTACCTGTCACAGGAGCAAAAGTAGTGCCGTCTTCAAAATAAGTGTGTCCGCCATCATAAGTATTATTTAAGTAAATAATACTACTTAAAGTAGTTTGCAAACTAGCACCATCAAAATGTAAATTTTTTCCAGAATGAGACATTGGCCATTTTACTATTTGAAACCAATCTATAATAGATTTATTTAACATACGTGAAATAGTATTAATTTTTTTATAAAGTTTATTATGCTCTGAGTGTTTTAAATTTAACGGATAAGTTCCATTAAAATTTTCAGAAAAAGGTTTAGAGTTATAAAACTGTATTAATTTTTTACATTCTATTTTACTTAAAAAATTATCCTGCACAAATATTTTTTTAAATAACATTTAAAGCTCCTTTTGGTATTGCTTGACAGTTCCAATGTATAAACCTAAATGAATCATATCCTAAATCTACAAGGTATTGATGCGGGATGTAAGATGGAAAAAATATAAATGTGCCAGGTTTTGGCACATAATTAATTTGACTTGATGCATAAGTAATTTTTGATTTATCTTTTTCCGGTAAAAGATTCATTACATTTCCTGGTCTTGGGTCTTCAAAAACAGGAAGGGATGTTTTGTTACTACATTTTAAAAAATAAAAACCCGATATATGACCATTCCAATGAGTGTGTAAAGAGTGATGGCCGCCGCCCCTTTTAGGAAATTCTTGAACCCACATTTCTGTTAAAAACATTTTAAAATTTTTTAAATCAAAACCCATTTCGTCTAATAAATTACCAGACGTTGCGATAATATATTCTTGTAGGCTTAGGAAATTTTTATTTCCTATTAAAGTTGTAGAATGAAAAACATGCCCCATATCTTTTTTATCACCATATTTTTTATTTCTAAGATTTAATTGTTTTCTAGATAATTTTTGTGAATTTTTAATATATGTATCCGATGCTTTGTTTAGTTCTTTTAAAAAACTAGGTTCATACGCCGACCAAATTGGACAAGGAAAATAATCTACTCTATCAAGTTGTTTAGGATAATTTTTCATTTATAAGGATCCCCACAATTCCATATAACAAGACTATACCTTTCTCCTTTTTTTACTGGACAAACTCTGTGCCACACAAAAGAAGGAAACACAACTAAGGATCCTTTTGGTAGGATTTCTTTACATTTTATAATTTCAGGTTTTTTTCTAATGTCTGTATTTTTAAAATCAAACTCTAATTCTCCACCTTTGTAATCTTTTGCATCTGACAAAGAAACCGTTACAGATAATTTTCTTATTTTTTTATGAGAAGGGTCATTTTCATTTTTTCTGTTGTATGGCTGATCCCAAGCATCACGATGCCAATCATAAAATTGTTCTTTTTTATATTTTGTAAATTGACAAGACTCTGACCAATCCCATTGAAAATTCCAACCAGCATTTTTATTGGCCATATTTACATAAGGCTGTATTTCTTTATAAATCCACTTTTCATCTAACCAAACAATGTTTGAATCTCTTTGTTTTTTTAAATCTTTAAATTGTTTTTTATTGTTTATTCCTCCAGTAACAGCAATTTGATCTCTTAATTGATTACCATATTTAATTATATCATTACAAATTTTGTGAGGAATGGCGGATTTAAAATACCAGTAGTAATTTTTAAGGTTCATATATATCTTTATAAATATGTATTATATTAATTTAAAGATATAGTAAAGGGAAATAAAAAGAATTGATCTAGATCAATTCTTTTTAGTATTAGGTTGTCAATATTAAGGAATAGCTATCCAAGTAGAGGTATCTGGATCCCAATAATTCCAGTTAGTACCATTATAACCTCTCCATCTAACGTTATCTTCATCCCATTCTATGTTATAAGGTTCTATACCGTCACCTGTAAAAGTTGTTATAGATGGGTAAGCAACAGGAGATGTCCACAAATCTTTGTCATCTAAAACCCACGAAGGATAAGGTTGTAGTTTAATAAATTTATCTTTAACTGCATCATAAGTATCACCTGCAGAGGCATATGTACCTCTGAATGAATCATTATAAGAAGTTTGTTTCCAAGTCCCACCTAATAAATTTGTGCAATAAGTTTCTCCATCAACATGCATATCATTTTCACCTAAAGGTCCGTCTGCTGTAGGAACATCATTAGCAATAACTAATACTTCTTGTACGATATTGTTTTCATCTAATCTCGCAAAATGTGCCATATTATGCTACCGTTAAAGTTCCCGTTACTGTAAATGTTGCTAGCTGTTTACATCCTGGAGCTGGAGATACTGAATTTGTTCCTGGGGCTGCTGTAATACAAGCACATGCTGGTACTGAGATATATACTACACCTGAGCCACCATTACCTGATATACCGTTTCCTCCTGGGTTTTGATGGTTTGCTCCACCACCGCCTCCAGTGTTAACGGTCCCTTCATTGGGACCTCCTGGTGATGTCTGAGCTGATGTTGCATTGCCTCCGCCACCTGAACCTCCACAGCCTTGACCTGATCGTGATCCTCCACCACCTCCGCCACCTCGCGTGACTGATGATCCTGAAATTGTACTTGCTACTCCGGCTCCTCCGGCTCCTC